CTTATATCCCCCGTGTATCTGATGCTCGCATGGAAACGGCAGGCATGGAGCAATTGGGCGCTGCTATGAATCCAAGAGGGCCACTAGACGCTGCAAAGTTAGCTGGCAAAGGTTTGTCAACGATTGGCCCAAGTTCTGGTGGGATGGCTCCCAGCGCGGCATCTCAACTTGGCGCATACAGAATGTCAACTCCACAAAAAGTAGACCCGTCTGTCGGAACAAGGTTCGAGCGTGAATATTTGGGAGGGATGGCAGAGAAAACGCCATTGAAACTTGAGGATTACCAAGGTTCAAGCGTGATGATCATGCCTTGGGACAGCTCGAGCAGAAACTACAAAATTACTGGTATCTCTGATGAGATGCTGGCAAACCCTATAGTTACGCATGGTGGCCAAGATTATGCGCGCGACCTGGCTCACATCGAGCAAGGAATAGCTGGCGCGTCTAACTTAGGCATTGCCAAGCGAATAAAAGATCGTGATGCCATAGCTAGGATGGAAAACATCAATGCAGGCGGTACAGGAGAAATTCTGCACTTGCCAGTAACGATGGGAGCTGGTTCAGAAAACTTTTCTGTCATGCCTGTTGAGGCACTTTTGAATTTTGCTGACAAGTCAAATCTATCAAAAAGCGCAATCAAGGAGTTTGACGATAGCGTAAGAGACTTCAAAGTATTTAAGGGTACTGGAGAAAAAAGAAAAACAGTCCAGCCATTTAAAAACTTTAAAGGCATCATGTCAGAGGAAGGCCGAGTGCAGATGTATTCGGGTGAGGGTATTGACAGTACGCCAGGCGAACTTCGCAAGGCTATTGTTGACCGCTTCTACATGAAGGGAAACCAAGAAAAGTTTGGATTTAATGCCGAAGATGTAAGCGCGGCATTGACAGACCCATCTCTTGTTGGTGTTCCAAAAGGCTATGTAGGCAATACCGTTATCATGACAACCCCAGAGGGGATGCAGCTTCGCCCGTCTCTGAACAGAACATACAACACCGACTTTACGGGTGAGTATCAAGGCACACTTGGCCAAAGCATTCCAACAGAGATTTTGATGCCAAAGACGTTTGGATTGTTGTCTAATGAGTTTGCAGGCAAGACAGGAGATTTACGCAATATGGTGCTTGGCGCACTCGAGAAGCGTAAGTATGGCGTTTCAGAGATAGTTGACGAGCAAATGATTGAGAACTACTACAAGTATCTTGCAGACCAAAAACGCAAGGGCTTACTCGACTGACGAGTAGATGTTTTGAATCTTTGCCTCAAGCACTTGGATGGCGTTCTCCATAAACCTAGCAAGCGCATACTCATCAAGCTCGAGCGCCTCAAGGTCTAAGTCAACGTCAGCATTCGTATCTGTGGTTTGTGTAATGATGATTTTCATAAGCTACATGATACAGGTTTAGCCAAATTAAGTAAATGTGATAGACTAAAATACAACACAACGAGACCAACGAGCCGAAAGGAATTGGTAAACAAAATGAGTAAAGTAGGAAGACCAATGGGCAAGCTGCATCAGGATGATGTACGCAAGAAAATCCAAGTAAGTCAATTGATAAATATTCTTCAAGATCATGCACTTACTGGTGAGGGAGAATTGCCACCCACACGCATGAAGGCAATCGAGATATTGCTGAAGAAATCTATTCCAGACCTGAGTGCTGTTGAGCTATCAGGCGACCCAGACGCTCCAATTGAGTTAAAGGTTTCATGGCTGAAATAGTCATCCCTTACTCGCCAAGGGAACAGCAGATCAAGATTCACGACCTGATTGACGAGAAGCGTTTTACTGTCGTGGTGGCGCACAGGCGCATGGGCAAGACTGTATCGGCCATCAATCACCTGATTAAAGCGGCTATCCTGAACACCAAGGAAGCGCCAAGGTATGCGTATATCGCACCGACATATGGCCAAGCCAAGCGAGTAGCGTGGGATTACCTTGTGAAGTACGTCAAGCCATTGGGCGGGACTGAGAACATATCCGAGATGCGGGTGGACTTTATGGGGCGTAGGATTCAGCTATACGGCTCAGACAACCCAGACAGCCTGCGCGGTCAATACTTTGACGGGGTGATTCTTGATGAAATCGGCGACCAAAACCCAAAAATCTGGACTGACATTGTCCGACCTGCACTTGCAGACCGCCTTGGCTGGTGCTTATTTATCGGCACTCCAAAAGGCCACAACCACTTCAAAGAACTTAGAGACAGAGCAGAAACCGAAGCCGATTGGGGATTGCTTGAGTTCAAAGCCAGCCAAACCAACGTAATTGCTGAGAGTGAGCTTGCCGCCGCCAAGTCTGAGATGGGTGAGGACAAGTACCTTCAAGAGTTTGAGTGTTCGTTTAACGCTGCGGTAGAGGGTTCTTACTACGGCCAAATCCTGAACGACCTAGAGGCCAAGAATCACATCCAAGAGATACCTAGAGACGATCTTTGCCGAACAATCACGGCTTGGGACTTAGGGATGGGCGACAGTACGGCCATCTGGGTGGCTCAGATTGCAGGCTCAGAGATTAGATTGATCGACTATTACGAGAACAACGGGGTCGGTCTGGATAAGTATGTAGCCTGGCTCAAAGAGAATCATTGGGACACAGCGGAGCAAATCCTGCCGCATGACGTACAGGTCAGGGAATTAGGGTCAGGCAAGAGCCGCCTTGAGGTCTTACAAGAAGCAGGTCTAAACGTCAGAGTTGCGCCAAGAATGGGCATTGATGACGGGATTCAGGCTGTCAGACGGCTTTTGCCTAGATGCTGGTTTAACGTACCCAAGGTTAAGGTAGGTTTGGATTGCCTGAGAAACTACCGCCGCGACTATGACGACAAGCGCAAGGTGTTCTTTGACCGACCCTTGCATGATTGGTCAAGCCATGCGTCTGATGCTTTCAGATACTTAGCCATTGGTATGGATGAAGGCTCAAGCTGGACGCGATCTGTTAATAAACCAGCAAAGTGGGTAATATGATGTTAATGAAGCAGGGCGACATTGCAGGCGCTCGCAAAATAGCTGCCTTAGAAGCTAGAATAGAAGCGCTTGAAAATATGGTAAAAGCGCTACAATCGGAGCAACGCCCCAAATTAGGCAGGCCAGCAAAGGTAAAAGATGAGCCAAAAACTGAAAGCAATTCTGGATTCGGAGATTGATAACTCAATCGGATTCCTAGAAACAGAAACAACCCAACAACGCACAGACGCATTATCTTTTTACCTTCGTCAGCCATTGGGTAACGAGGTAGAAGGCAAGTCAGCTATCGTGACAGGCGAAGTGGCCGAGGCGGTTGATGGTTGTTTGCCCTCATTGGTTCGCATCTTTTCATCGTCTGACGAAGTGGTCAGGTTTGACCCTAGAGGCCCGCAAGACGAGGCAGGCGCTAAACAAGCAACCGAATACTGCAATTGGGTGTTCATGCGTGATAACGCTGGCATCATCATCATGCACGATTGGTTCAAGGACGCGCTACTTCAGAAGGTTGGCGTGGTTAAGGCATATTGGGAAGACAAGGAAGACGTTACAAAAGAAAAGTATCGTGACCTTTCTGACGATGAGTTGGCCATGCTGCTGTCTGACGAAACAATGGAAGTCGTAGAGAAGGACATTGTTGAGAATGAGCTACTTGACCCAGCAGGAAACCCCGTCTTAGACCAGATGGGTAAGCCTGTGATGTATTCATCCAACAGCGTGACCGTTCAAAAGAAAAAGAAGTCTGGCCATGTTGTCATTGAGAACGTGCCACCAGAGGAGTTCTTGATCTCCAAACGAGCCAAGAAAAGCCCTGCTGATTCACCATTCGTAGCGCACCGCCGCCTTATTACCCGCAGCGACCTGATTGCAATGGGCTTTGATAAAGACATTGTGGAAGGCTTGCAAGCGTCAAATTCGCTGACTTACTCGCCTGAATACCTTGCCCGTGTAGCGCCAGGTGAAAACCCTGATGACGGCATTTCGATTGACCCTGCGATGGAGACAATCGAGGTCTTTGAGTGCTACATCACCGCAGACATTGACGAAGACGGTATCGCTGAGTTGCGTCAGGTGTCCTACGCATCAAACGAAATCCTGAGTGACGAAGAAACAGATTACATCCCGTTCCATTCGCTTTGCCCGATTCCTACGCCACACAAGTTCTTTGGCGAGTCTATGGCAGACCGCACGATGGACTTGCAGCTAATCAAGACCACAATCACCCGTCAGATTCTTGATAACCTGTACCTGACAAACAACGCTCGCGTGACTGCTGTTGACGGCCAGGTGAACTTAGACGATCTGCTGACTGCTACGGCTGGTGGAGTTATCCGAATCAAGTCGCAAGGCGCTGTGCAACAGTTGGCCGTTCAACCCGTGGCACAACAGGCTTTCCCGATGCTTCAGTATTTGGACAGCATCCAACAAAAGCGCACAGGCGTGACAGACGCAAGCCAAGGCTTAGACGCATCTATCCTGCAAAACGTAACGGCCACCGCTGTTGCTTCTATGCAACAAAGCGCAGCAGGCAAGATCGAGATGATTGCCCGCATCTTTGCTGAGACAGGCGTGAAGTCTTTGTTTAAAGGCATCTTGCACCTTCTCTGCAAGTACCAAGACAAAGCCCGAATCGTTCGTATGCGTGGCCAATACGTTTCGTTTGACCCCCGTGAGTGGTCGAATCAGTACGACACCGATATTAACGTGGGTCTGGGGGCAGGGAATCGTCAAGAACAGATGGCCATGCTGAGTGTGGTTCTTGCCAAACAAGAGCAAGTCTTGCAGACAATGGGGCCAACTAACCCGCTGGTGTCTTATGGTCAGTATCGAAACACCTTGGGTCGCATGGTCGAGGCTGCTGGATTCAAGGACAGCGCAGAGTTCTACAAGGCAATCACGCCAGAGCAAGACCAAGCGATGAGTACGCCGCAACCGCAACAAGAGCCACCAATGCCGCCTGAGATTCAAGCGTACATGGCCAAGACGCAGGCAGACATTCAGGCGCAACAGATGAAGGCACAGGCTGACATTCAGTTGGCGCAACAGAAAGCCGCTGCTGAACTTCAATTGATGCGTGAAAAGAACGCTGCACAACTACAGTTGGAGCGCGAGAAAGCCGCTGCCTCAATGCAGTTGAAAGAGGAGGAGTTCATGGCCGAGGCACGAATGAAGGCAATGAAGGTAGGCGCAGGCATTACATCCAACATTGAAATACCAGGTTAAGGAGTTGATATGGGATGGTTTAGTAGAGCAACTGGTGGTATTTTTGACCCAATCAGCGAGCCTATTGCTGATGTGGAAGACACAGTAAGAGATGAACTTTCTGGGCTTGATGATTTTGTGAATGAGAATGTTCCAGGCGGTTGGGCTGGCGTAATCATGATTGCGGCTGGTGTGTATTACGCACCTGAGATTGGCGCTTATTTCAGTTCGACTGGCGCACCTTTGACTGCTGCGGAGGCTACTGCGGCTGCTGAAGCGGCTACTCCTGAACTATTAGGGGAAGCTGGTGGAAATGCATTTGCATTAGAAGCAGGGTCAGAAGGTTTAATTCCACTTGGTGATGCTACTGTTGCAATTACCCCTGAACTTACCGCCCAAGAAGTAACAGACATGATTGCTAAAGAGCAAGCAAGCGCAATGTCTGCACAAGAAATTCAAGCAATGATTGACGCTGAAGCAGCCGCAGCAGCCGCAACGCCAGCGCAAGTGGCCGCAGCTAAAGCCGCAGGAATGTCTGTTCTTGATTACGCTCGCGCTGGATTGTTGGTAAATGCTATTACTGGCGACCCATTGGGATTAGCTGGTGATACTGGCGGTGGTGCTGCTGCGCCAACAGGCTTTGAGCAAGTGTCAATCCCTGCCGAATGGAAATCTCCCACTTACGCCGCATCTGCTGCACCGATTGACCTAAGTTCAATCTTCACAGACCAGAATCTTTTGGCTGGTACGCAATGGCAAAACTTGCCTCAACAACAGAATGTGTCTTTTAACGATATATTCGCTTCGGGCCAGCAACAGACCCCAATG